CAGAGCGCGTCATAGCGGTCGAAGCGGTATCTGGCGTCCCGCGCCAGCAGCTGCGACCCGACCTGTACCCGGCTGAATAAGTCGCTGAATTCGGCAATTTTTTTCGTCCATCGGGAAAGGTTACAGAAAGATGTCGGGAAAAGCATTAACCCGAAAGGATGAATTAAGTCGGGTCGGCACCACTGTCCGCATCGTTGGTGGTGTGTGGCGGGGCCGGGTTGGCTTCGTGAAAAGTCTGCGCGGGCAGGCGGTGCAGGTCCGTTGCGCAAACCCGGCTGGCGGCATGACGGACGTGTTTTGGCTGCGACCAGAGCAGCTGGAGAGGCTTTGCTGATGCCGAATCGAATCCTTCGAGACGGAATCCTTCAAAGCGAGATGGTGGCCTCGCTTGGCTGGCCGGAAGAAGTCTTCTACCGCCGACTGATGTCAGTGGTTGACGATTTCGGACGTTTTCACGCTTCGACGAAGTTGCTTCGGTCGGCGTGCTACCCCCTTCAGTTTGACAAAGTATCCGACGCGGACATTGGTAAGTGGATCTCCAAATGCGAGACAGCGGGCCTTGTAAGTGTGTACCCGGCATCGGACGGGAAGCGATACCTGCAGATCCTGAAGTTTGGGCAGCAACAACGATCCAAAAGCAAATTCCCTGACCCGATGCCGACTGCGAACAGTTGCAATCAATTGCTAGCAAGTGCGCACCTAGACGTAGTCGGAGTCGGAGACGGAGACGGAGACGTATTCGAAGTCGATTTAAAAGATGAAGTACCTACGGTACTTGGTGATCTGCCTGCGGCCGATCCCCCATCTGCGACCGTCATTGAGATCGCAACAGGCAAGCAAAAGCCGCCAGATCTCCCGTTTGAGCAGCTTGTCGAGCTTTACCACCAGCGCCTGCCTGCCTGCCCACGGGTTCAGCTATTGACCGAGCAAAGGCGGCGATTCGCTGCTGCGCGATGGCGTGACTGGGCGGCGATGGATGGCTGGGAATCTCAGGCGCAGGGGCTTGGCGAATGGGCTGCGTTTTTCGACGTGGTCGCAAAGAGCAAGTTTCTGATGGGTCGAACTCAGAGCTACGACAGCAACCGACCGCCGTTCATGGCTGATTTCGACTGGCTGATGCGCCCGACGAACTTTCAGAAAGTTTTCGAAGGCAAGTATTCCGAGAAAAGGATCGCGCGATGAAACGAGCCGGATCGATGCTGGAGGTGACCCCTGCACACCAGCCAGTTGCAGAGAACTCCTACCGATGCCGCGTGCCCGGTTGCCAGCTGCCTGCGGCAATCAACGACGGATCGCAGGGCCGGATCTGCGGCACCCACTTCGGCGTGCCGGAGTCTGCGCAAAACGCGCTGGCGCGAAAGATGCGCACCAATCCGCTGCTGCTGGAAGCCCTGCTTGTGACCGAAGCGACAGGAGAGCTAGCCATGCGAAACCTTGCCGAGCAGATGACTGTGGCCGGTATGGGCGACCTTGCGCCGCGAGAAGAGACGACGCTGAAACACGACGGGTATGGGCGGCACGGGGAAGGGCTGACGGTTGTGCGCAGCGAGTACCAGCACCCGAAGCTGTACATGCAGCGGCTGCGCGGGGCGGTTGGGGTGGTAGGAGGAGCGCTATGACGCGCGAAGAGACCCTGGAGGCCAAGTGCCTTGAGCTTTCGCAAACCGTCGCGAATCTGCAGACCCGATGCGACCGACTCTGCAAGCTCGTTTTGCAGGCCCGCCCCTATACCCCGATTGCCGTGCAATGGCGGATCGCAGATGAAATCGTCGAGATCGACGGACGACAAGCCTGAATGCTCCGCATGCATTCACAGCCAACAGCATCGGCCGGACTTCGTGAAGACGTCCGCGCTTGTTTGCGCCCATCCATCCGCGCTTCGGCTAAACGGCGCGGTGTGGTTTCACACGCTTGCACGAAGCGTCTGCAGGGGGAAGAGATTTGAGCGACGACGGTGATCTGGCAAAGGTGCTGGAGTTGCTCCAGCAGGCGGCTCAGGATGCGCGGCGCATCGGCGCGGTGACGTGCGAGCTTGCGATCACGGACGCCGATGGTGCGGGCATGCTGTACCGCGTTGTGGGCCACAGCGACACCGTGACACAGCGGCTGGTGCCGGGCGGGGTGCTGCAGTGAAGACACCGACCGCACGCAGCATGGCGTGGCTTGCAGATGCTGGCTACCACGCAGAAGTCGTCGAGCAGACAAAGCGCGTCGGCACGGGCGCAGCTGGAGCAATGAAGGTCTGGAAGGTCGACCTCTGGAACTTTACGGACGTACTCGCCATCAAGCGCGGCGAAGTCCTGGCGGTGCAGGTGACCAGCTGGACAAACGTCGCATCCCGAGTCCGCAAGATCACCGACAGCCCGCTGCTGCCACTTGTGCGCGAAGCTGGCATCAGGATTGTCGTGCACGGCTGGCATGCGGACGGGCGCTTGCGGCAGGTGGACTTGTCATGAGAAAGCCCGAGAAGCTGCGGCTTGCAGAGCGCGTGGTAGCCAAGGTCAACAAGGCCGACCGCATGCTTGCGCTCGTTTGGATCGTGCAGAGCTATGCGCTCATCGAGCTTCACGACTGGGCGTCGATGCTCGCAAACAAGCGGGCGACCTACGAAGACTTAGTGGCCATCTACGCACCGGGAATCACGCCCGAGCAGGTGCTAGCCGATTTGCGAGTCGCACACCGATGACCGATGACCGACTTTCTTGGCTGCTTGACCTGTGGCGCGATTGGGTGAAACGGCCAGACCATCGCCATGCGCTTGGCTACCCGTCGACAGCCGCAGGCATCCGGTTTCGCGCTGGGCAGGACTTCGAGTCGATGGTGAGCGACGTAGACGAAACGCAGGCGCTTGCGGTCGACGCGGCAATCGACAGCCTGCCGGACATACAACGACGGGCAGTGCACCACGTCCTGATCCGAAGCCAGTGGACAAGCCACCTGCCACTGCAAGACGTCTACCTGCAGGCCAGGGCGACGTTGCAGGTCACGCTGAATGCCCGAGGGATCGAATGAGCGACGAATACCTAAGCACCGCCGATTTCGCCGACGCCATCGGTGTGGCGCACCGCACGATCCACGACGCACGGACTAAGTCGGGCCACTTCCACAACTTCCACCCTATCGAACTGCCCAACGGCCGACTCGCTTGGCCACGAAAGTTTGTCGATGCGTGGTACGGACGCACTGACAAAACCGACGAAACTAAGTAGCCGCACGGTTTTGCACGGTGTCACACGGTTACGCAACGGGGCTTAGTTTGTTGTAATTGCTGCGGGCGATTGCCTCCGCAATTTCCCGTTTGCATGTCTCTCCTTTGCTTGTTAACGCCCCACGTCGGGCGTTTTTTTTTCACGGAACAATCCGCTAGGAACTCCGCAATGGCTGCTCGACTTAGAACTCGTCACCAAGACGAAATCCGCGAAAAGATTAAGACCAGTCAGTTGGTGAATCGGCTTACGGATTGCGCACTTAGCGATGTCGAGTTAACAGCGCAGCAGCTGAAGTCAATCGAGATCCTTTTGCGCAAGTCGCTGCCGGATTTGTCGGCTGTGAGCATCGAAGGCCCTGGCGAAGATGGCGAGTTTCCCATCACGCTTATCGAGCGCCGGATCGTGCGTGGCAACACTTAGCATTGACACCGCCGAAGTATTCGAGCCGCTGCTAGCGCCTGCTCGATACAAGGGCGCGTGGGGTGGCCGGGGGTCAGGGAAGTCGCACTTTTTTGCCGAGTTGCTGGTCGAGGAATGTCTCGCAACGAAGGGCACACGCGCTGTCAGCATCCGCGAGGTGCAGAAGACGCTGAAGGAATCCAGTAAGCGCCTGATCGAGAACAAGCTGCAAACGCTTGGGGTTTCTACCGGGCACGGCTTCAAGGTCTTCAACGAAGTCATTCAAACACCGGGCGATGGCGTCATCACATTCACCGGCATGCAGGATCACACCAGCGAATCAATCAAGTCGCTGGAAGGCTACCGAATCTCGTGGGTTGAAGAAGCGCAGTCGCTGTCGGCCAGATCGCTGCAGCTGCTGCGCCCGACAATTCGACTAGAAGGCTCGGAGTTGTGGTTCGGCTGGAACCCGCGCAGGAAGTCAGACGCTGTTGATGCGCTGTTGCGTGGCGAGATGCTGCCGACTGGTGCGGCTGTCGTCAAAGCGAACTGGAAGGACAACCCGCAGTTCCCGAGCGTGCTTGAGCAAGAGCGCCTGGACTGTTTGCGGCTTCAGCCAGAGCAATACGACCACGTCTGGGAAGGCGGCTACGCCACCGTGCTGGAAGGCGCGTACTACGCAGCATCGCTAGAGATTGCAAAGCAGGAAGGCCGTATTGGCCGCGTTGCTCCCGATCCGCTGCTCACCCTGCGAGCGTTCTGCGACATCGGTGGCACAGGCGCACGGGCTGACGCATTCACGATCTGGATAGCGCAGTTCGTCGGCAAGGAAATCCGGGTGCTGGACTACTACGAAGCGCAAGGCCAGCCGCTTGCCACGCATCTGGCATGGATGCGCTCCAAGGGCTACGCGCCTGACAGATGTCAGTGGTGGCTACCGCACGACGGTGACACGCAGGACAAGGTCTTCGACGTTAGCTATGCGTCTGCGCTGAAAGACGCTGGCTACAAGGTCGCCGTGATTCCGAATCAGGGCAAGGGCGCTGCAAAGGCCCGCATCGAAGCGGGCAGGCGTCTGTTTCCGTCTATGTGGTTCAACGACGCGACAACCGAGCCTGGGCGCGATGCGCTGGGCTGGTATCACGAGAAAAAAGACGAGGCGCGAAACATCGGGTTAGGCCCGGATCACGACTGGTCGAGTCACGGGGCGGACGCCTTCGGGCTGATGTGCGTGGCCTACGAAGAACCCCAAGTCAAGCGCAAGACAGAGCGCGAATTTTCTACATCTTGGATGGGCTGATGGCTGACAAAGACGTTTTGGCGGATGCGAAGGAGCGGTTTCGGCTGGCTCACGACGCCGAGGCCGAGAATCGGAAATGGGCCATTGACGACCTGATGTTTGCACGCATGGGCGAGCAGTGGCCTGCGGAAACGCGCAAGCAGCGCGAGTTGGAGCGCCGCCCGTGCCTCACCATCAACAGGATGCCAGCGTTTGCGCGGCAGGTTGTCAACGACGCCCGCCAAAACAAACCAGCAATCCGCGTTCGTCCTGCTGACAGCGAAGCAGATCCAGAAACCGCCGAGATTTTTAACGGCCTGATCCGCAACATCGAGCAGAGCAGCAACGCCGATGTGGCGTATGACACCGCACTGGAAAGCGCCGTCTACACGGGCTTTGGCTACTTCCGCATCAGCACCGATTACGCGCATGACGATACGTTCGACCTCGACATCCGCATTGATCGCATCGCCAATCCGCTGACCGTTTACGCAGACCCGGCAAGCACCGCGCCGGATGCCAGTGACTGGCGTTTCGGCTTTGTCACCGACTTAGTGCCGATCACTGAATTCGAATCCAGATACGGCAAAAACACGCTGGCCAGCAATTGGTCGGCAGACGGCGACGACCACGACTCGCTGTGGCGCAACGAAGATTCGGTGCGCATTGCCGAATACTGGACGCGAGACGAATACCTGAAGCCAATCGTGCAACTTAGCAACGGCCAAGTGCTGGACGCAAAGCTGTACGAAGCCAACCGCCCGCTGTGGGATGCGCAGCAGCTGACGGTGATTGGCGAGCGAGAGACACGCTGCTATCGCGTGAAGCAACAGATCGTGACCGGCGCTGAGGTGCTGGAGACGGTCGACTGGCCGGGTAAATTTATCCCGATCATTCCCTGCTACGGGGATGAGGTCAACGTGCAAGGCAAGCGCTACTTCCGCTCGCTGGTGCGTGATGCGCGTGACAGCCAGATGATGTTCAACTTCTGGCGCACAGCATCCACTGAGCTAGTTGCGCTGGCTCCAAAGGCTCCGTTCATTGGGCCGAGGGGTGCTTTCGATGGCGACCCCAGGTGGCAGTCTGCAAACGTCAAGAGCCACCCGTACTTAGAGTACGAAGGTGGTGTAGCACCGCAGCGTCAGCCCTTCGCTGGTGTGCCCGCTGGAGCGCTGCAGGAAGCGCTCAATAGCAGCGACGACATGAAAGCGATACTAGGTATCTACGATGCCAGTCTCGGCGCACGCAGCAACGAGACATCCGGCCGCGCCATCCTTGCACGGCAGCGTGAGGGTGACGTGTCGACGTTTCACTTCATCGACAACTTGAGCAGGGCGATCAAGTACGCGGGCCGGTGCCTGATCGACCTGATCCCGGCCGTCTACAACACAGAGCGGATGGTGCGTGTGTTGGGCGAAGACGGTGGCGTTAAAAACGTGCTGGTCAATCCTAAGGAAGCGGCTGAGTACGGCAAGGTCTATGAGCTTGCGCGTGGCAAGTACGACTTAGTCGTCGAGTCCGGCCCGAGCTTCAGCACCAAGCGCGATGAAACGCAGAACTTCCTGCTCGAAACCATGCGTGCCAACCCCAGCACAGCGCCCATGCTGATGGACGTGCTTGCTCGCAACATGGACTTCCCGGAAGCCGAGAAGATCGCCGCAAGATTTAAGACGATGCTGCCGCCTGCTATTCAGAAACTGGAAGAGCAGGGCGAAGACGTCAACGAGCAGGTGCTGATGAATCAGCTTGCGCAGGCACAGATGCAGATGCAGCAGATGCAGCAGGCTCTGCAGTCGGCTGAGATGCAGAAGGCGCAGCTTGAGGTGCAGAAAGTGCAGCAGGACGGCCAGATCGAGTCGCAGAAGATGCAGCTTGAGAAGGCAATCGAAGACCAACGCGCAGAACTGGAGCGCTACAAAGCGAATCTGGATGCGCAGGTGACCGTGTACGTTGAGCAGCTGAAGGCGGGTGCGCAGGAGACTACGCAACTGCGCCAGCACGCAGCAGAAGATCGCCGCGCTACCGCAGACATGCTGGGCACCGACCCTGGCACCGCTGACACGCTGATGCAGACAACGCAGGACATCGTTGCGGGCATGCAGGCAATGCAGCAGTCGCTCGCACAGCAGGTCGCAGGGCTGGCAAATGTGATGACAGCGCCCAAGCGTGTGGTGCGCGATCCAAGCACGGGCAAGGTGGTCGGCGTCGAGCCGGTCATGCCCGCAATCAATCCCGCCATCGAGGCCATGCCCGATGCGCCAATTCAGTAAGGGGTAAGCAATGGCAGTTGGTGACGTCAAATGGTTCGGGCAGGCGCTGCTCGACCTGGGCAAGAAAGTCCATGACTTGAACGCAGACACATTCAGGCTTGGTTTGGTCACGTCGGCAACGACGCCCACCGTCGGTATGAGTGACCCGCGCTGGGCTGCTGGTGGCGGCACCAACCTGACCACCAACCAAGTGCCGACCGGCACCAGCTACACCACGGGCGGGCCGACTCTGGTGGGCACATGGACGCTTATTGGCGGCACCGTTCCCACGTTTCGCGCTGACATCGTAACGATTGCTCAGGACGCTGCGGGCTTCACCACTGCGCGGTGGGGAATCATTTACAACAACACCGACGCGAGCAAACGCGCCATTGCATTCGTCGACTTAGGTGCTGACCGCTCAATCGTCTCTGGCTCGCTGACGCTGGACTGGTCGGGCGCAACCAACGACGTACTGACCATCACGCAGAGCTAAGCCATGCCGGGTGCCGTCAACGTAGCGCTGCGCTGGGTAAGGGCCGGTGGGTCTGCGACCGTCGCCTGCACGATCGGCAACGCAGCGGCTGTCGGTCTGCAAGCCACAGTTACCGGACAGTCTGCGCCGACCGCGCCGACGATCACGTCGCCGTCCTCGCTCGTAACAGGCACCGTCGGCACGATCTACCCGACGACGTACTTCTACGCCACAGGCACGGCTCCGATCACATGGAGCGTCACGTCAGGCACGCTGCCGGCTGGGATGGCGTTCAGCACGGCAGGCGTTTTGTCTGGCACGCCGACGGCTACGGCAAGCGGGTCGATTACGTTCACGGCGACGAATGCTCTGGGCGCGGATAGCCGGGCGCTGACGCTGACGGTGAATGCGTCTGGCGGGGGCGGAGGCGGGACGCTGACAGGGATTGACGTGCAAGTCGCGCCGGTTGTAGGCGGCGTGCAAGGAGCGTTTGTCGCGCTGTCGAGTTTTACCCAGTTGTCGTCATGGGTTGATGGAGCCTATACGCAGGACTTCTGGCGGGCGTCTAATGTTATTGACGACACTGTTTTTGTTGTTAGCCGTGAGCGCGGTTCCGACAGGGTTGAGCTGTGGCTGTACAGAAAACCATATGAGGTTTTTCGCCCAAGGGGTACGGGTGACGCTTACGATTATTCATGGTGGACTGGTGACGCTGCCGCAACAGCCGGCACAACAAACGACAAGACCTTTGACGCCAGGATCTCGGTCAATGGCAGCCTTATTACTCCGCAAGAATCGGCATCGACTACAACGAGAGTTTTGCTTGCGCCTGGCTCTATACGCAGACTGGTAAGCGGATATAAATCTTGGGACTGGACAAGAGTAGATTCTGCAATTTCGACACGCAGGCTTCCGTCTTACGATGCGGGATCGCTCGTGCCCTTAATCCAGGAGTACAGCAGCGGGTACGGGGTTCCATCGGTGGCCGCCGCACTGGATGTTTATTCTGGCAAGACGTTTAGCCACAACGCCTTAGGCGGGCCAAACTCTAGCGACTGGTACGACGGCAACTTTTCATCTGGCCCCGGTGGCTCTCAGTTAGGAAGATCGCTAAACCAAACATTGGAAGCCTGCGCAATCAGCGACAGGCTGAACAATGTTTCGACAAACCTGACTCAGATCGAGCTACATCTGCGGCGCAGTGCTGAGTATTTTGGGGCGTACCCGCAGCGCACCAATCTGGATCCGCTGACATTAAAACCTTACGATCCTCAAACTGGGTCTCATTGCTGGTTTGGCGCTGGCGGCATCAGCGGGTACACAATTGCGCCGCTGAATAACTATTACATGCCCGGGCGTGCTGGGTACTCAAATTGGCAAACCACTCACCTTTACAACAACGGAAGCGTGGCTTTTGAAGCAACGCGCGACCCGTATTACGCGCTGTTGCTTCAGACCAACTTAATGGCAGCGCTGTCTGAGGTGACATCTTCAGCCGCTGCGGAATTGCGGTTTATTTTAGATTTCGCCACGCTAGACCGCGACAACAATGGCGGGATTATAAAGCCGTACCCAAAACATTGCATTTCTCCAAATAGCAACAGGGGGCGGTGGTGGTCTTTGGCCGCAGTAAGAAAAGCCAAGATAGCTGCGCAATTCAGCCCTGTCGTTGATTTTTTGCATGACCTTACATACGTGTCTTCTATTATGACGGACGGCATTGGTATTTATACGGGCAAAATGCAAGAGGTTGACGCTGCGACTATGCCTGCTCAGATAACCAACCAGACCGAGGCCAACGCTGCGCATCGCGTTATGCAGCGATCCATAAGTTTTTACGATGATTTAGACTGGGATAGTAACCCGGGAATTAACCCCGGCCCGCCGCCGTCTGGTCATCCTAAAATGCTTAGTGCCGGGACTTTCATTTCCAGTGGATATGCGTTTCAGTCTCTGATCTATTTGGTGTCGTCTGGGGAAACAGCCGCGCAAACAATGCTTGAGCGTTTTGCTAGGTTTGCGGCAAATCGACTTATTTACATTGGCGGCGAGCGTTCATGGCAGGGGTACGGCAACAGAGGTTCTGAATTTCCGATAATACCGACCGGGAACTCCTTAGATGAGCGATGGACAACCCTCCCGCCTGCGTTCAACTCACCAACCACATGGGCGGCTTATTGGACGGCAAATTATTATTTGTTTTCCGGGTTTAGCAATACGGTAATGAACTCCAACGCTCTTGCTCAGCTCGATTACTTTATTGACATCATACAAAATATGCGCGCGCTGAAAGTGTTGAACGACACGGGGGCCGTAAATGTGATTCCGTCTGAAGTAAACGCCGCGATGACCGTTTACAATAATCAAACCAACCCGGTTAACGGGTACGTCAAAGGTCTGATTGATAAAACCTGGGTGCATCGCGCGTTTATGTGGAAGTCGTAGGGGATAGCAAATGCCAGTAACATCAACATACACGTTTGCCGGGGCAACGTCCCCTATTGTTGGCAGTAACGGTAACCCATTCGGGAGTATCACGACTGCTCTTACAATAAACGCTCAGGGTATCGTTTCTGCTGGGTACAACGACCCCATACTTACGGCCACCGGTAGTACGATAACCGGGTTTGATGCTGGGTATACGTTCGAAATAAAGTTCAGGTCTTCTGCCGCCCCATCGGGGGATAGGCGTATTTTCACTCCTGACAATGCGACGTCAGGTAATGTCCCTTTGTCAATTGTCCGTGCAAGTACGCCTACCGGAAGTGGTGCCGTTATTCATTACGGCACATCAACTACAACTCTAAGCGTGCCAGCAGGGTTTTTTATTTATGACGGCGCGTTTCATACCTATAAGTTCGTCTATAACACCACGACGGTAGAATACTTCCGTGATGCCGTTTCAAT